TGTTGAGATCATCTTGAGATAAAGGTGCCGGTAAAGTTCCCTTATATGTTGGTTATATGCGGGATTTTGCCTAAACCTATTTACATATTTCTGCTAGATTTTAAGTATATGGTAATATATATTTATATATTGTTATTAGATAAGATGAGTCTCTTTAGGTTTAGTCCATATATTCAAAGATAATCTAGTACCTTCTTCTACCTTCTCCACTCCGTGAAAGACTCTAGAGCCATTAAACGTTAAAACGTCTCCTTTATTTAGCTTTATATATGTCTTCTTATTAATAATAAAACGGCCGCCTGTATAGTTATCACTGATTTCACTAACTATGGTTAAACTTGACTCACTATCTTTGTGGTGTCTTAAACCTATACCTTTTGTATATTCAGTTATATTGATCCAATTTGGGGTAAATTTATAATCTACCAGGGGAAAAAAATTCGGCAAAATTTCGCTATATAGGGATTTATCTCTTATAGTATAAGCGTTCCATGCTCCTCTTGGATCATGTACAAAAGTATCCTTATAGGTATTAGCTATATAATCACAGAAAGAGTGATCTAAAAAACCTCTATGTAAAGTATACATCTACCACCACCTAAACTTAAATTGTACTAATAATAGATAGATGTTAAATTCATTCCAGTCTTCATCATCATATTCTTCTATCCTATCGTCTTTACCGAAATAAGTGCATCCTAATAAAATACCGTCTCCTAAAAATGTAATTGAAAAGTCCATAACCTTAATTTATATATACAAGATAAGAATAATATTTCGAAATAACAACTTATTTTCCTATTTATATTAAATGAATAAGTTAGACCCACATACTCTATTCTCGCTCTTTGAACAAGGAGATGAAGAAGTATATAAAGAGCATGGAGTAGAAGATACTCTAAAGAATCCATATGTACTTCTTAATATGGTATCCAGAGGTATGGAAAACTATGCCGTAATGGATATGATATATATGAAGAATAATTATAAGAATTACGATAAAGTAAGGTCTAATGTAAAATATAAGTATTTTACTAAGTTATTTGGATATCTAGAAAGATTAGATTTAGATGATATAAAGGCAGCTAAATTTGTTATAGGAGAATCGTATGATCTTTCAACTTTAGTTCATAACTTAGATTTATTAAGAAAATACTTTGAAGAGTATGAATTATATGAAAGATGTCTAGTAATAAAGAATACTATAGATTCTATATTATCTACAACTATACATCAAAAGTACCGAAAGAAGTTGCTTATATGAGATAATATTCATATCTTAAAGTATAATAAAGGTTATAATATATGGGACTAAAACGAATATCTAGCGATAAAGCTAAAAACTTAATCAAAGCCACCGAGGACTACACGGACTCGCCTATCAAATACTACACTATTACTCCTAGTACTTCAGACCAATTTACCGCAGAAGATGGTTGGGAAGACGTTACTTATTATACGGCGAGGTCTAATAGACTCACTTACACACCAGATACCACTAAGCAATACGTATATGTACTTACTAATGCTACTATACCTGGCCTGATAAAGATAGGGTATACTAAGAACTTACCTGAAAAGAGGGTTAAACAAATCAATGCCTCTACCGGAGTTGCCGAAGACTTCGAGGTAGCTTGGGCATTTGCTTGCTATAACGGTATTGAATTAGAACAAGAAGTACATAAATACTGCGAAGCTTTTAGACATAACAATAAAAGAGAGTTTTTTAAGATGACAGTAGATGAGGCGAAAGCCGTAATCGAAAGATTAGGTAAACGATATACTGGTAAAGATGGTAACTAAGAAAATTTCGGTGCAACTTCGCGCGTTTTGCGCGGCGGGCTACGCATTATTCCTTTCATGCACCCCTTCCGCCCTTGACGAACCCACGTGTTTAGGGGGAAATTGCACGGCTATTATACAGCCGATAGTAGAAACTAACTCGTTTACTATTGATATAGATGAAAATAACCCTAAAATTCAAGAATTTACGTTAAAAATACATGCTACTCCTACGTCTCCTCAATGGAGATATAACGGAGATCCTGTTGTAAGTGCGTACTGGTCGGGTAATTTAAGTTACTTTGTAAGACATAACGGGATTTTAGAAGAGGTCTCCGTTGCAGATAAAGAAACTCCTGGTGTATTTCGAAACGGAACAATGGTAATTACTCAAGTTATCGGAATACCAAGGCATTTATCCGGTAAAACTCTGATAGTAACAGCAGAAATATGGTGGGAAGCAGGGGAACATACGGTAGTTAGGAACTTTTCTCAAAACTTTTTATTGAAATAGTTGATCTTCTGCAAAATTATCATTATCTTAATTATATATTAAAATATTTAATAAATAAGGTATATATAAATATATAAAGATATATAAATAAATATAATAATTATAGTAATTAATCTAATATGACATTAACGGCGGATAAAATCCATTCAAATTACGAGAAACATCTTAAAATTATCGATACTTATATAGGAGATCGTAAAGAATCTTGTAAAAAACTTATAGAACACATTGGAGAGACCTATGTTATGGCTCCTGCTAGTGGAAAATCATGGCATCACAATGCTATACCAGGTGGATATGTAGATCACGTTAATAGAGTAGTAGAGTATGCTATAAAATCCAAGAGGTTATATGAAGAAATGGGTGGAACCGTAGATTTTACCGATGAAGAACTAGTATTCTCAGCTATATTTCATGATTTAGGTAAGTTAGGTGATGGAGATACACATAATTATGAAATCCAGACCGATAAATGGAGGCAAGATAAGTTATTTGAGAAGTATACTTATAATCCAGACCTACCTTTCATGCTCATACCTGATAGATCTCTATATATCCTACAGAAATTTGGCATCCAGGTTAGTCACAACGAGTTTTTAGGTATTAGATTACATGACGGAGTGTTTGATAAGGCGAATGAAGCATATTTCTACAGTCATAACCCTAATTCTAGGATGAAAACCAACATCGTCTATGTTTTACACATGGCAGACTTTATGGCTTCTAAGGTAGAGTATGATATTTGGTTAAGAACTACCGGCGGTGCTACACCAAAAGTAAAGAAAACACAGGCCTCTACAGGGAAACGTGTGAATTCCTCACCAGGCCTTAAAAATATGTTAGATAAATTATAGATGATGGAAATTTTTACAGTATATAACGTTATAATTGCAATTTTAGTTGTAACTTTGATCGTTTTAGCATATATTATTAGAAACCTCATGTTGAAAGTAGAGGCATATGAAGATGTAACACAAGATCAAGTACGATATCTTCAAAATATCTCTAATATAATAGGAGAATCAAAACAACACTTACAAAATCTCGATGAACGAGGGGTCTTTCAAAGCGATGATGAAGTTGGTGAATTTTTTAACCAAATGAAATCAGTGCAGGAGCAACTAAACAACTATATGCTCCCAGAAAATTATGGCCAGGAAGAGAGCAAAAGCTAATTACTTTACAAAAGAGACAGAAGAATATATAGTAAAATATAATAACTCTACAGATCAAGATTATAGAAATAAGATCTTTACAGAACATATCTACCTCCCTTTTTATAAATTATCCGAAAATATTATACATACATTTAAGTTTTATTATACAGATGTAGATAAGATAGAAGACTTAAAACATGAACTAGTATCAGTTCTATTAGAGGAAAAAATAATGAAGTTTGATCCTACTAATGGAGCTAAAGCATATTCTTATTTTGGTACCATAGTTAAGAGGTGGCTAATAAACTATAATAATAAGAACTATAAGAAGTTAAAAAAGATAGGAAACTTTCAAGATATTGAAGAATCCTATGAAGAAGATCTTAATTTAGATAGACCATCTTCTAAAACTCTATCTAACTTTATAGATGAATGGGTAGAGCACATATATGACAATCTAGATGAAATGTTTTTAAAACCAGAAGATAAAAGAATTGCTGACGCTGTTCTAACTATCTTTAAGAAGAGACACGATCTAGATATGTTTAAAAAGAAAGCCCTATACATTTATATAAGAGAGGTGACAGCTTGCGACACTCCTAAACTTACTAAGGTTGTAACTGTACTAAAAGAAG